AGGAGATGTGCTCCATGTTACATGTACTCTTTGATGATTGGCATTAAAGAAGTTTACTAGTTCAGGTTTAACTTCCTGTGTACCATTAGTTTCAAATGTAACATTCTGCAAGCCTACAACCATTAACTTCTCAATTAATTCAGGCCATACTCTTTGCCAACCCAATAAAGGTTCACCACCTGTAATAACTAAGTGTATATCTTCCTTCTCATCAAACTTTCCATTAGGTAAAAGACTTATTATATGATCATACACCTCATCTACTGTCTTAGTCATTTGTAAATGTTTATATTTCATAGCCCAACTAGCAGAACTATCACAACCAACAGGTGTAACAGGCAATTCGTCTATAGATTTGTAAGCGTCTGGATGGTTTTTATCACCTCTAGGATCTGTCATATAAGGCATTTCATCTGTAGCAATTAAGTTGCCTCGTTCTTGTCCAAAACCAGCACATTCAAAGTTACAACCAAACACTCTTAAGAAAATGCTTGGAACTCCTACGAATCTACCTTCGCCTTGTATAGAATAAAATGCTTCGCTGTATCTCAGTTTCATGTTATGATATTATATATACTTGTTAACCAATAATCAATCAAATAATGCGTCTTTTGGTTGACCGTTTTCCTCTTTCTCCTTAGCAGCTTTTTCCTCTGCTTTAATTTTTTCATCCAAATACTTTGGTCTTCTCTTTGGCATCTTTTTACCTGCGTTTGCTTTATCCGCTGCTGCGTTATCAGCTTCTGCTTGTTCAATGATTCCTCTCATGTAACTTAGGTATTCGTTTGTATGTTGTTCTCCATCACTAGACTGTTCTAAGATTTGATCTATGTCTAATGACTTAATATATTTGAACTTTGTTTCCATTTGTCGTTTCTCTTTTTGGATACGCCTAATGAAAGCATAGTATGTGATTTGTGTAAAGTATGCAAATGGATTTTTAGATTTTTCAGGATTAAAATTGTCCATATATGTAAGACAGTTTTCAATACCATCTAGAATCATCTCATCTCTAAATGTGTAGTTTACAAAATTTGATTTGTATGCCAAGTGATTTGCTATTTTAACAAAGCACTCTCCTAAATAATTTGTTACTTGTGGTTTAGGATCGCCACATTCTTCTGCTTCAATTCTTTTCTCACGATACTCTGATATCCTTGCAAGAAATTCCTTGTTGTCTATATAGTGTGCCGAATTTGGGTCACGCCTTTTTGCCATAATATACTCCTTAATGTATTTGTTTCTTAAGTGTAGCATCCATTAATTCAGATATAGTATCTACATCTAAATCGTCTATGCCTAACTCCTCAATTTGTTTGTTTGCATCTACTAAACTACCAGTCCATTTTGTTGATCTTTCATATATAGCTTCTACCATTCTTTCATAGCCTTGTTTGAAATCTGGATCTAGTGTTCCTATTGTAATAATGTTTATTCGTTCTACTACGAAAATTGTCTCATCTGAAATTGGCATCCAAGGTCTTAGACTTACTTGTTCCCCTAGTATTCCATCTAAAGGTGTTACATTAGATACTAGTTCTATTGGATGCTCGATTTCAATGCAATCTGTTCCGTAATCTATTTTGCCTACTACTGTAGACCCGTCCATTAATTTTATTATACTTAGTTCTTTAGACATCTATTTTAACAAGTTTATAATTGAAGCCCTCTTCATTATAAATCTTGATCCTTTCTATTAAATGATTAAGTGTGTAATTCTTATGTGATTTCCACGATAAATCATCACCAATATCAAAAAGATTACAAGTAACTTTATTGTCTCCTTTTCTTAATCCTCTTCCTATACTTTGTAAGTTTCTTATTCTACTCTTACTAGGAGAGGCAAAGACAATATTATGTAGGTTCCTTATATTTATACCCGTAGAAAAGGTTCCGTAAGAAGCAACTATAATAGCATTGTTTTCTTTTTCAGTTAATGCTCTAATCTCTTCTCTAGTCTCTGTATCTGTGCCTCCAAATACAAAAAATACTTTTCTATCTTTAGAATGTTTTTCTAACATTTCGTATAATACTTTACCGTGCTTTTCTACATACTGAAAGAGTAATAATGTATTACCTTCTTGTGCCACAGTTAAGTTTTTAATAATTTCATTTCGTTTAGGACAAGTAACAATCCAATCTATCTCTTCTTGATAGTTATATCCTTTTAATTGTTTCCTAATTTCATCAGGGTAATTGAGTGTACAACATATAATCTTCAGGTTAGCCAATTGCTTGTCGTCCATTAATTTTTTTGTTGTAGTAACTTTATGTACCTGTCCAAACACACCTTCTAGTACTAATCTATGTGTCTTAGTACCGTCTAATGTACCCGTTGTTCCTATTCTATAGGGTGTATTAATACATTTATTCATAAGAGTTGTTAAAGATTTTGCCTTAAATAAATGTGCTTCATCACCATAGAATACATCAAACTGTTCAAACCATTTTTTAGGATATTTGTATATAGATTGCCATGTGCTTATTGTAATAGGATATTCGTTAGTTTTTTCTTTACCTCCGTATATCCTATGGCAGTTGTCTTGTACTTTCCAACCATTAGCAGTAGAATAATCTCTAAAATCTCCATACATTTGTTCTACCAGTGATGTTGTAGGAACTACTATCAGTTGCTTCCTACCTTTCAACTGATGGTAACGAACAAGACTGTAAATAATAAGAGACTTCCCACTAGCAGTAGGAGATAGGAGTAAAGTTCGTCCATCCATAATTGCTTTTGTAACTGCTTCCTTCTGATAATCTCTAATTTCGATATCTTTCTCATTTGATTGTAACCTCAGCTCTGTTGAAAATTTATCTATATCTATTTTTTCACTAATACTTGGAACATCTACTTCTATATCATATTCTAATGTACTAGCAAATTCTTTTAAGTAAGGAAGTAACCCTACATATAATTCTTTCGTGTACATGCTATATAGTCTAGCTTTTCCATCCCACATTCTGTTCTTATATAGTGGCATGAACTTAGCACCTGGAACTTCAAATGTAAAGAAGTCACATATTTCTTGGTCAGTGCTTAAGTCTGTATTTATTTTTAAATATACTTCGTCTTTTTTAGTTACTTTTATCATAAAAGGCCATTTGTAAACTTAGTCCACTCTATAGCATTTTTAATATCAAAAGATCTACTTCCAATATTTTTCATGCAACTTTCTACGAATGTTAAACATGTATTTAAATACTCTAGTTTGTCTGTAAGTTTAATAACATCTTCGTCTGTGTCTAAAAAATCATTCATCTGATTATTAAGAGGAGCATTGCCTAAGTATTGATCCCAACCTAAGTTGTTAAGTTCTTTTTGGTCCAACTCTCCTCTGTAATACTTCCACTTCAATCTTCTGAGCTTTAATAACTCACTCTGTGCCTTCCTACATTGTAGTCTTAAAGTTGTTAGATGATTGAGATACTTGGAATGTAACTCTGGTATTCGTGTGGATTCCTGTCCAAGGTTAAGTTCATCAACCTTACAGTCTTCTTGCCACATGTTCTGTAATTCTTGTAGAGTTATCATAATATACACATTATAGGCTCTTATATACTAAGAGTCAACACTTAATTGTACCTTTTGGTTAAACTGTTGTATTAATGATGTAGTCTCTGTATCTAAACATAGCTACACCTACCATATAATCTGTCTGTCCTGTAGATATCTCAAAGTCTAACCCTTGTAAACTTACAGGAAAGGCATCTCTAAATTGGAATTCTGTTTGTAAATTGTTGTTTGAATCTAATAGGAACAAAGATGCGTCTGAAAATTGTCCTAAACTTGCTTGTTTTGTAGGACTTATGTCTGGGAATCTATACTCCTGTGTTTTGCCATATGCTGCGTATTGTTTGTGATCTACTGGAAATCCTAAACCAATAAGCCAATTATATAGCTCTTGATAGTTTTTCATATCCTCTTGTATAAGGAATCGTATCATTAACACACCAAATTCTAACTTGTCTCCAGGTTGTGGTATGTCAACCAATGGTGTTGGTTGTGTTGCTGGTGGTAAATTTATTTCAGGTATGTTAGCTGCCTGACAAAAATAACTAACATTAGGGATATTATGAATTTGAAACTTAAACGCATTAGGGCGTAAGTAATCTAACTCATTAGGATTGTTGTTTGACCAACTAGCATCACTAACATTGGTTATATTTGTTGTTGTCATCTACCTTGTCCTCTATATTTTTTATAAGATCTTTTTTTACTCTTGTTCATCGTGGAAGTAGAAATTTTTACTTTCCTTCCTCTTCCACCTACACCTTGACTAGTTGATTTCTTGACACCTGTATGTGTTAGCTTTACCCACTTTGTCTTTGCCATAATATTTCTCCATAATTAAAATCCTACTGATACTCCACAGCCACAAGCGGATTGTTCTTGTGGATTAATAAACTCAAACCCTTCATTTAGTCCTTCGACTTTCCAAGATATAATTGTACCATCTAAATACATCTCAGACATAGGGTCTAACCATAATGTAAACTTTCCAAATTCAATTGGAATGTCGTTCTCTTCACCTTTATCTGCATAATCAAAGATATAAGAGAACCCTGCGCAACCACCTCCTGTTAAACCAAACCTAACACCATTAACGCCTTTCTTTTCTATTCTATTAATTACTTCAACAAGCGCTGTGTCTGTAAAATCTACATGAGGTCCACTATTTGTAGGGATCAAATTTGGATTATACTGTTGCGTCTGCAAAAGGTCCTCCATTGTGTTGCCTGTGAGCTTTCTTTTCGTCCCAATCTTTTAAAGCTCTTTTAATACTATCTTCTGCTAATACAGAACAATGTAATTTAATAGGTGGTAATTCCAATGCTGCTGCTATATCTTTATCTTTAATTTCTAAAGCTTCTGTCATTGTAATTCCTTTTAACATTTCTACGAACATTGTTGAGCTAGCAATAGCTGAACCACATCCATAAGTTTTAAATTTAACATCTTCTATAACATCAGTATCAGGATTAACTTTAAGATCCAACTTCATTACATCTCCACATGCTGGTGCTCCAGTCATACCTGTTGCAACATTTGGATCTTTTGGATCAAAGCGTCCTACACCATGATCCTTTGGGTTGTTTAAAACATCATTAAATCGATCTACAACCTTTTTGCTATATGCCATATATCCTCCTGGTCTTACTCTTATTTATAACAAATTGTAAACCAAAAATCAAACTCTACTATACCTTTTTTGTATAAATAGTTATATCGTTCATGTGTAAGTTCATTAACATACACACGGAAGTAGACAATAATGTCGAAGGAACGCGCTTTCAACCAAGGAGGCGTAACATGTACTATCGAGGTATATTTTACAAAGTCCTGGTCAAAGAATCGAAAGCGAAATCTTTACCAGGCATTTACAGGGGCGTAAGTCACGGCCCTATTTCATTAGAAAAGGTACAACCAAAGTCAGGCATCTATAGAGGTGTGC